AAGCGCAAGCAGTATATGTCATTCGTTGCGAAGATGGGTGACAGAAGGTTCCGTGACAGACTGATGAAGGACGCTGCGGATAACCTGCGAATTGAAGCCCGTGAGTTTGACACTCACCCGTGCCTTGTGACCTGCCTGAACGGAACCTATGACTTAGAGTCTATGACTTTCCGTGAACATAAATGGGATGACTTTCTCACCATGCAGACCAACTTTGAATACAGCTTACAGGACGTGCGCTGTGAACGCTGGGAGAAGTTCATCACAGAAGTCACCCAGGAGAACAAGGACAAGGCAGAGTATTTGCAGAGGGCTTTGGGGTATTCCATTCTGGGAACCAGCAAAGAAGAATGTATGTTCATCCTCCACGGCAAGACTACCAGAAACGGAAAGTCCACGCTGCTTGACGCTATCCAGCACCTGTTAGGTGACTACTCTACCGTTGCCCCGGTTGAACTTATCTGCCGTGCAGAAAGGCAGAAGAACGCAGAAGCACCTTCCTCTGTCTTGGCGAAGCTAAAGGGCAGAAGGTTTGTGACCATGAGTGAGTCCGACACGGCGGGTAAACTGGATGAAGCTGTGATAAAGCAGTACACAGGTGGTGAGGACATTACTGCCCGTGAACTGTATCAGTCATCTATCACCTACAAGCCGCAGTTTACCATGTGGCTGTCCTGTAATGACCTGCCGTCAGTCCGTGACAAGAGCCTGTTTGCGTCTGACCGTGTGCGAGTGATTGAGTTCAACCGTCACTTCACAGACGAGGAGCAGGACAAAGGACTGAAAGACTTCTTTGAAAGCCCAGAAGCCATGAAGGGTATCTTTACATGGTTAGTGGCTGGCTACTTCAAGTACAGAAGGTTTGGTTTGAAAATGCCTACCGAAATGCAGAAGGTCATCAAGGCTTATGAGAAAGACAATGACCTTGTGTTGCAGTTCTTGGAGGAGAAGTGTGAGCGCAAAGAAGAAAGCACCCGTGCAAAGACTCTCTATGACGCATACAAAATCTGGTGCAAGAGCAACGGATATTACACGTGCAGCATGAAGAAGTTCAATGCAGAAGTGACCGCACACCCGGAATGGTACGATGAAAAAGGCGTGACAAGTGGCGTGGCCGTGTTCCGTGGCGTTGGTTTGAAGGTAAATTGAGTAGGGTTAGTAGGGTAAATCAGCTTTTTCCCTATAATTTCTCTTAGTACGCGCGTACTATAGAAAAGTTATAGTAAAATTCGATTTTACTCTACTTTCCTCTACAGAACGATAAATTGACAGGAGGAAACTATCATGGAAAGCTATGTCGAAAGATTTACAAGGGAAAAGCGGGAAGCCGCCCAGAAAGCCCAGAAGGAGCAGGAAGCCCAGAAGGGGCAGAACAAGGAGGTAACCCAGGATGGCGAGGACACAAGGGGCGAAGGACACGAAGCCCAGAACAAGAAGCGCAGAAAGCAGTGAGTTGAAGGGGATTGTTGCTGATCAGAACCCCAACCTGCCGCAGGGATATAATACCCGCAGGATTGCGTTCATGCAGGCTATTCTTCCTACAGAACCTCTTGACCATGACGATGTGGAGGAAATGGAGAGACGTTTCCAGCATTATCTGACTAAGTGTGCAGAATGGGATATGAAGATCGGCAATCAAGCTGCGTATGCTGCTATCGGTATCAATAAGGATTTGGTATATGAATGGACAGTACGTAGACAAACGAACCCACGGCGCACCGAGTTCGTAAAAAAGGTGCAGCAATTTTGCGCTATGTATCGTGAAGGTTTGATGGAGGACGGCAAGGTAAACCCGGTGACAGGTATCTTCTGGCAGAAGAACTATGACGGCATGAAAGATCAGCAGGAGGTTGTCTTGACCCCGAACACAAGCCCCCTGGGAGATCAGACAGACGCAGAAGCCCTCAAGCAGAAGTATCTTGCAAATACCTATGGAGTTACAGAAAGCCTGCCCGAAGGTGCAGAAGGAGGTCTTGCCCTCCCAGAAAGCGCAGAAGGGCAAGCTGATGTTGTCGTGGAAATCTCCGCAGACGTGCAGAAAGCCCCCACGGGCTAAGACTGCCCCGGCGTGATCTGTGTCGGCTGCGCTGGGATACACCAACCCCAGGACATAAGGAAAGCCCCGGCAAGCTGTGGAGCCTGTCGGGGCTTGTTCTATTGGTCTATAGCCATTTGCGGCGGGGTCTTGCCCTGTGCCAGTATTTAACAATCTGGGCAATGTCGGCGGGGTCTTGCATGGGGATATTGTAGAGCGTCAAGCCGTCCGGGGTCATATAATAGCCCCGTCCATATCTGGGGAGCAGTTCGCAACCCTTGACCCCTAATATATTACGGCTATCTTGTGCGGAGCGGGTGCGGAGTGCTACACGTGCGTCAAAGTTTACTTTGATCGGCGTAGGGATGACAGAGGACAGCGGGCATTGTGTGGCGGCTATTACGTGAACATTTGCCGCCCGTCCTATCTGGCAGAGACGCTGCAAGAGGGGCTGCACCTGGCGGCGGTTGGTGGTCATAAGATCGGCTAATTCGTCTATGATCACATAGACCGCCCCGCCGCTGTACTTCTTCACCCTGTCCCGCTGCATAGCCTTGTAGCGGCTTTCTGTGATCTCCATAGCCTTTTCAAGGGCTTGCACCATGTCCCCCGGTTCACTGCTGTATTTGATCGTGTGCGGGAGTTTGGCATAGTCTACCAGTTCAACCCGTTTCGGGTCAATCAAGATAAACTGCACGGCGGCGGGACTGTCATATAGGGCGGTATATACAAGCCCATTGATCACAACGCTTTTACCGCTGCCTGTTGCGCCTGCTATGAGCAAGTGCGGCTGTTTGAGCATATCCCCGTATAGGCTGTAATATTCGCCTTGTGGGGTTGTCCATACCTTTTTCATGGTCTTTAGTTCCTCCTTGGGTATTCTCCTACACTCTGCATTTAACGGGCTTGTGACCGTCTACGGCTGCATTATAGGGGAAAGCCCCGGCGCAGTGTTTCAAGCTGTCCGGGGCTGTTGGTTAAAATTGCGGGGCTTCGGGGTCTGGTTCTCTCCATCCTATGGGTTTATAGCCTACCCCGTGCAAAAATGCACTGTAAACCATGTTCAGCACTTTAACCCGCTGTTGTTTGCTGCCCGTTATCCTGCTAAAATCAATGCAGGTTTTGAACCGTTCTTGTTCTTCTTCGGTCAGCCGTTGCCATGACCAACTATTGACGATTACCGTATTAAAGTAATCATAAACGGCGTTCATTGTTTCATTGCTCATTGGTGTAACCTCCTTAAAACAGATCGTCAAAGTCTACATCTTCCAGGGCTTCACGCACACGGGCGATAAATTCCGGGGTGATTTCTACTTGATCGTTCCATTCTTCAAAGTCTGCCACGGCTGCATTAAATGCGCTTTCATATACGCAAATCATAGCTTTACAATGGAACAATTCACATTCAAGCAGGGGATTTGTGGTATCTTCCCATTCCTGGCGCATGTATTCAGCGATTGCGCCGAATTCGTCCATCTGCTGGCTGATCTCGTCCTGTGCTTCCTTGCGAGAGCAATACCAGGAGCCGTTAGCGTTCTCACCCTCCGTGAGCATAAAGCCCATATCACAGACATAATGGGTTGTTCCTTCGTAGTCCTCAAGACGGGCGGGAATGTCTTTCTTGATTTCTTCAAACCATGCGTTTTTCATATTCTTGCATCCTTTCTGCATACAAATTCATTCTTGATTGGTGCAGGATCGCAAGCCGATAATTTCCGGGGCTTGCTGCCCTGCCTTGATTACGGTATCATTATAGCATGTTTTAGTGCTATAGTCAAGCACTATTTCATGTTTTCGTGCTAAAATTTCAAGAGTTGCCCAGGCTTCCCGGCTTCCTGGCTGCGTCCGCTCCCGGCTGATCAACGGTGGGGCGGTGGGGGATTTTGGCGGGGGTCAGCCGGGGCGGGTGAGTGTCGAAAGTTCCGCAAAAATAAAAAAAAGTTTGGTGGAACCCGAAGGGTGGTAGGGCAAATTTGCATTTTGCATACATTTCTTCTTAGTAGGGCTTCTTCTAAGAGAAGTTATAGCGATTTTAAGAAATACCCTACCAACCTCACTTTGAAAAATTCGCAAAACACAAAAAGACTATTGACAAAAGCACTATAGCATGATAGTATTAAAGCATGAAAACAAGGAGGTAAGCTTATGAAAGCAAACGATATTGTCAAATCTATTATGAGAACCAGGGAATTGACCCAGGGAGATTTGACGAAAATGCTTGGCGTTTCTTCCCAGTCTGGCATTAGTGCCAAACTGAACCGAGATATGAGAATTTCTACTCTGATGGAGTTTGTTAAAGTGCTGGACTGCAATCTTGTAATTACTGACTCTAAGACGGGCGAAGTCTATGAGATTACTGAATAATAGGAGGTGCGAATAATGGCAAACTATGTAACTGTCACCAGTGATAAGAAAAAGCGCACGGCGTTCTGGATGTGCTTGATCGGCGGCTTGTTCGGTCTGCATTACTTCTACGTAGGCAGGCGTGGGCGTGGATGGCTTGCGTTCTG